TTACGCCTTGTGTTATTTTTGTTCCGTGTGGATCTTCAACTTCTTTTTTTGGTGTGTTGAATACAGGAAAGCCATAAGAATCAATGTATCCTTCGTAGTTCCATTCCATAGGTATGAACAAAGAATATAGTCCTGAACGAGTCTGTCCATTGGCGTTTCTTTGTGTAACATTTGAATCATCGTAAAGCTTTTTAAAATTTGCGCCTCCTTTATCAAGTGAGTTGGAAGTTGATCCCATCATGCACTTTCCTATAACTCTGGAACCTAATCGTAAACAAGTTCTTGTTACTCGCCAGTTGTTGAGGATGTTCGTCGGCCTTTCCCACTTCCCCGATTCATCGTGGACGAGGAGTTTAAGCTTCTCCCCATCGTAGGCGTTGTCGCCGGTATTCTTCCAGTCAATGGTAGTGTCCAGACCGGTAATTTCTTGTACTTTTGTATTGGCGTCGAGCTTTCTACGGGTAAATTTGGATGCGGGGACTCTATAGGCAAGTTCTGTCTTCGGCCTGTCCATACCGTCCTGGATCGGTTTGAAGAAGAATGGATAGTTAACGGATATTGGTACCACCTTATCTGTGAACATCTTCTTAGCATCGGCACCAGATTTGGACAATATTCCGAACCGTGAATCCGAGGATATTGTAGCAAGGTTGACCGATTCAGCTGAGGACATAAATGAAAAGCCTGATCGACGGTTTTTAAGATAACACATTCCATAAGCCCTGACGTCGGCTTTACAAGCTTCCCAGAAAATATAGAATAATCTATTTGATTCCCTAAAGTCTGGCTGCCCGACATCAATCTTGCTCCACTGCAAGTACATGTAGTTAGTACCAGTAATATAAGTAGGCTTACCTTTGTTAATAAACCAAAAACCTTCTTCACGCCTTGTGAATTCTTTATCAATGTAATCATACCATTTTTCTTTAAAGTCTAATGGGAATTCTTCCCAATCAAACACAGATTTAATTTTACTTAACTCTTTCGGATATGGCGTATAAGTCCATTTGTCTTTTTCAAATTCAGCAACATCTTTTTGTTTAGGTAAAGCAATTACAAGATTTTGTATTTCATATATTTCACCTATTTCACCTGTTTTGCTTATAACTATTAAGTTATGTTCGTCGTTATATCCGTAGTTCCATTTTTTATACCTATTCATTCTATTAAGAACTTTAGGTTTTACATAGTCTTTTAAGACTTTATAAAGGGTTTGCTTATACATTTTTAGATCTTCCTTCTGCAAAACCTTTAAAAGATTTTTCTTTTTTTGCTTCTGCAGGTTTTTCGTTTAATAATGCCTCTTCAGCTTCTAGCCTACTTAGTATTTCAAATGCATCAAATATAGCTAGCTTTTTTGTAGCTGCAGCGTTTTTTAATCTATCTGCCGTGATATCGTCTCCTGAATCAACGATAGCTTCCTTAGCTACTTTGATTAGTTCCTCAACTGCGACTTGCCCAGCTTGGATTATATTCAACTTCGTTTCCTTGGTATTCATATTTAATTACAATATCATTAGATTTCATACAATATAAACGCTTGCCATCAACTAAAAATTCCCACTCACCGTTCGGTGTATAGCCTACTAAGTCTCCTGGGTTAATATCAAGCGCTTTTAAAGAGCTATTACCATATTTTAATATACCAATAAGGCTTTGCTCTTTATCTAGTGTTAAAGACTGATTGTCTTTTATTGGAGTTATAAAACAGCGGTCACCAAATGAATGCCAACCTTCTTTATTTTTATATAAATAAATTTGATCTATAGCGCAAAAATGTAAATCATCTTTAAACCAAGATCTGCTTTTCTTTTTTTTCCCCTTCATGTCATAGAATACTCTAAACACGTTTTGGTGTATAACAATTATATCACCTATTTCAATACCCGTATTAAATGCCTTAGGTGTTTTTAAAACTTTAGCTAATCTATTTACAAACTTAAAATCTTCTATTTTTGTATTTACAATTAACTCTTTATTTCCAACCTTAACTTTATTACTGTATTTTTCACCTAATGGCTCAACAATAAAATCGTACAAGCTTCTCATCAATACTCTAAATCGTATTCAACGGATATTGCCATGTTAGGATTAAACTTTTTCCATGGCATTACCTCGTTGTTTTTTTTAATGTGAATGTTATAAGAACCATCAGATTCGTTTAATAAAATGTGCGATATTTCATGACCGCCATAAACCTGCTGGCCTACTGAGTAATGCATCGCGTCATTTTTATAATCAGAACCTATACTGATTTTCCTTATATTATTTGTCATCTTCTTTTTCGATTTCAGTATAAGAACCGTCTTGTAAATTAATATTTATTTGACCATATTCATCTTCAAGCTCTTTTTTGGTAACGTCAATTTCTTTGCTTAAAGCTTCGACTTCTTTTAATACATTACTTTTTTGTACCTCAAGAACGCCTACAGTTCTAAGCATTTCATTTAACTTACCTTGTTGCTCTTGCAATATTTTTAACTGTTTTTCAGTTATCATTGCTTTTACTGATTCTTCTGCTTTTTTCATTTGATTTAATTTAATTGTTTATATTGATATAGTTACGTGTTTTATTATTATTTTAATGCTACTAAGCCTGTTGCATCCCCTGTGGATATAACATAACTAACTGCTGCCGGTAATATTGTTCCTACTGGAACTGCTGTAAACCTAACAACATCATTTGCTCCTGGTAATAAACTTTCAACAGATGCAATTGCAAACTTACAATCTATGTTACCAATCGTTCCGCCACTAACCGTTATGATATCCCCTACAGAGTAGTTAGTGCCTGCAGCATTACCTATTGTTACAGCAGTTACTTCTCCTAAGCTTTGTATAGTTATACTACCAGCCCCATTGCCTGCTCTTCCAAGTATGTCAAATGTATCTCCCGGTCCCGCCGTACCAAGATTTGTTATAATTACAGTTTCTATTGCTCCAGTTCCAGCATTAACGCCAATTATGCCCGCAACGGCAACTGAAGTTGTAAATGCCCCGTCAGTATAGCCTAAACCTGGGGTGCCAACATCTGCCATAAGATTTGCTGTTATATCTACTGTTAAACCCGCTGGTTGATTAGCCGGTGATTTATGAACCAAACTAACTGCTGTTGTAGCTATATTTGTTCCTGTAGTATATCCAGTTCCTGCCGTAAAACCAGAGTAAGACGGATTAGCTCCTGTAAAAATAGCTTGTAAATTCAAACCAGTTACAGTGTCTTGAGCACCCGTAACACCGGCTAATATAACATCTACATTTCCTGTACCTCCAACATATAGCTGTGATCCTGTATAATTATTACCTAAAGTTCCTGATTGATTTTCAAACTCCCAGGCAGATCTTGGATCTATATTGCCAATGGCTACTGGCGTAACCGCTAAAGCTTTGCCGAATGTTCCGGCTGTTATTGAGTATTGTCCCATTTTTTATTTATTACTTATTGATTTATATTTCTCAAAACCTCGTGATCCAAAGTAAGCCACGTATACGGTTGTTAATAGTTGTTTTAATAATTCTATCCACTCCTGCTCTACAGTAAAAGATATTTCATGGTGACTATCAACCCATATAAAAGCTATAGCCATAAATGACAAGAATATAAGCGCCATTGGACGCGTGTTTTTACTAAGCCATGAATCCGACGACATATCTGATTCCCAGCGTTTACTTATTTGGTTTTCTGCATCAGCTGCAGCTTTTTCAACTATAACTTGAATCTCTTTTTTAATCTGAAGTTTTTCTTCGTCTGTAGTTGTTAGGTTGTCAATAACGTCACCAACATCTTTGATGACGTTACCACTTAACCATTCCCAAATTTTTTTCATGCCTATTACTTCTTCTTTACTGAAGGAGATTCATAATCTTTTTTTGATTTTGAATCGTCTCCTTTTTTACCGCCTTGCATTTTAGCAGGAGATCCATAATCTTTTTTCGATTTGCTGTCGTCTCCTTTTTTTCCGCCGTACATTTGAGCTGGCGAATCACTTTCCATTCTAGGCTGCATTCCTTTACCCATAGCCAAAGGGCTTGAGACGTGTTTTGACATCCATGATCCTCCGCTTGCAACTTTGTCAATTGGCATGTCTCCTAGTAAATCTTTTTTTTCTTGTGCTGCATAACCTTTGTTTTGGTTTTGCATTGGTGTTCCGTATCCCATTTTTTATTTTTTTATTTATTAATTGGTGTTTCTATTACATATTTAGCTCCGGGAAATGTATAATTATAACCTGGATACATTACTTTAGTATAGCCTCTATCGTCTGTTCCTAGTACTTTAAAATTAACGCCTTCCATAGTTATTTTATTTCCTTGTATTATATTTTGATGTTTGTTTACATCAGGACTATCACTTAGATAACCTTTTTTTGAAAAATCTTTCATGATTTTTTATAAGCTTCAGCTTCCCAAGGCAAGTTTTTTGCTCCTTCTTCCATATCAGCTCTTGAATATTTTTTACCTTTCCAGTATACGTTATTATCATCGTAATCTAAATCACCACGTTTCATTTGATCTAAATGGACTTGCTCGTGAGCAACTACATCGTCTATCTGGCTTGGGTCTAAATCTTTATTAATGATTATAGTACCATTATTATTAGCTTTACCCATTACGCCATCTTCCATATCTACGCGGTATATTGGTGTGTTGTCGCAATTGTATGGAGGGTTTTGAAGTTTGAAAGCCATGTATTATTGTTTATAAGGAAATATTTTATTTAATGCTCCTTTTCTGGCTTCACAACCACAAGGGACGTTTAATCCCTTGCTTATTGTGTTTACCATTGTTTTGATACCAGTAGCTTTAGTAAACTTCTCTATGTCGTCTCCTAAACCTTGTGATTTCATGATTATACGTTTTCATATACAGAAGACGTATACGTAGCAAAAACTGCTGGTGCAGTAATTACGATACGACCTTGTTGACCTGACTGAGCTTCTGGAGCTTGCGCTGAAAGAAGCGGAATTCCTACAGTAGATACAACTCCACCTGGATTTGCTTTAATAGCGTCATAGATACTTAAAACAATCGCATTTGCTACGAGTGGTACTAAATGAGTTATTGTGTACTTTTTAGTTCCATTAGCTAAGTCGATCTTAGTTGTTGTTGTAGATACTGTTTCTACATTTGCGATTTCAGATACTGGAATCAATACTTCTTCTTGTGCTCCTGTTAGAGCAAATTTTAAAAATTTTGCCATTTTTGTTAGTGTTTAAGTTAGTGTTAGTGTTAGTGTTTGGCTTAGGTTTGTACAGTCCTATCTGTTTTTTTCATCGTATTTTAGATCTCCTGCTAGTTTAGAGATATGTTTTTCATCAGCTGTCATTTTTTCATCGCTATGACCATGCTTATTATCATAGTCAACATCTTCTTTAAGATACTGCATATGAGCTTCGTCATCTCGTTTAGTAGCTCCCATATTAGATGAGGTTACTTTTGACCATTTTGCGTTACCGCTGTATTCTCCGTAATGTCCTTTGTGTCCCATAATTTTATTTTTTATTAGAATAATCCTATTCCGTCTTGTCTTAATTGCTCCTGAAGTCTTTTTATTAACGGTTTTTTATTTGTTAAACCTGGTGGACTATAAGATTCACCTAATTCTCTATTTTCTGCGCCGGGCATAAGATTATATGGGTCAAAATCTTCAGGATCGTATACCTCCTCAACATCTTCTACCTTTAAATCATCAAAACCATTATTACCATCACCAAAGCCTTCAGTCCCATCCTTTGTAATTATATTTTGCAAAGCATTATTTTCATCTTCAACATCACTTGCATCACTTGCATCGTACGATTCTTCTTTATTTTTAGAAAGGCCATCCATGGCTTTATACATATTACTTGTTATCTTTCCTTGCAAAGCATCAAAAGCTTGCCTATCCGAAGGTCTATATGTATTTATACCGCCGTCTGCACCTGATGAGTATGCACCATTTAAAGGCGAATTATTTAACGGACTTTTTTTTTTACCAAGACCCGCCGTTGTTTCTGGGTTTTGATCATAGTCATACTCATAACTTGTTTTATCGTCAATAGCCAAAGGCTTAGATTGCTCTGCAGCTTCCATACGATTGCCTTCTGCTTCGTAAGGATCTATATCTTTATAAAACTCTGTGTCTGCAGCTTTTACTGCATCAGTCATTCTTTTTGCTGTTTTAAATGGGTTTTTACCCATAAAGCCCTGTTGAAATGGTGAACTCATATTTATTTATTTATTGGAGCAACCAAAGTTTTTGGCATAATTAGCCATTTTAACAACTTCTTCGCTATATTTATCTTTCTTTGACATTACACTTGAAGCAGCTGAACAAGCGTCTTCAAAACCGTTCTTTTTAGCCCAAGCTGTAAACTTGCCTTTGTTCTCTTCTTTAATTTCAGGAAATCCACCTGTTTTATAAAATGGAGAATTCACTACTTGTAAGCTTTTGCTAATTGAGTAATTG